GACATCTGTATATTTATGTTCGGAAGGTATAGCGACAGTTGGTATTGGACATGCATTGTTAGGCTTTGAAGAGCTAATGGTAGGCGATGAAGTGTCTATGGAGCAGGTGCTGAATTGGTTTAAAGAAGACTGTGACGAAGCATTGGCTGACTGTCGTGCGTTGTTCTTGAATTTTGACAGCCTGCCAGATCAGGTGAAGCGTGTGCTGGTAAATATGGCATTCAACATCGGACGTACAAGACTAGGAAAGTTTAAAAACCTCATCACTGCAGTGAACGAAGGCAACTGGTCTAAAGCGGCTGATGAAATGGTTGATAGCCGTTGGTACAACCAAGTGGGCAATCGCTCTATAGAGCTAGAAAACTGGATGAGGAATGTCTGAGTATAAGTACACGTTAGAAGACAAAGACGGGAATGTCTGGTTAGACACTCGTGGTAGTGGTCTTCGTATGCATGGTACTTCATCGGCTTTGAATAAACTGTATGAAGATGCTTATTCTACCATGAACATTTATGGGCAAGGTTTTTACACTACAGACGCAAGAGACATTGCAGAGGGCTATACAAAAAAAGGTAAAGGAACTACGCCAAGTATATATGATGCTAAAGAACGTACCCCCGTAAAGCTGTTTGATCTTGATGCCCCTTTATCCAAAAAGCATAAAGCATATTTTGCTGACCTCTTTGGAGAACTTGCTGATGAAGATGAAGTTACGCTACGTGACTTTTACGATAATGCAAGGGGTAATTCACGGTATGCTGGATATAGTGCGGATGACGTGCAAGAACTATTTTATGCGGCCCAAGACAAACTAGCTGAAGAAGGCTATGGAGGGTTTCAGCATGTTGGAGGCGACAAAACAAATAAAAAGCCTCATAAGGTACGCATCTACTGGGATGCGGCTAATCAACTGGACTTAGAAGAAATGGCTAAAGATGCCTATCGTGTTGGTGGACAAGTCGGAAAAGGTCTATTTGATATTGCTAAAAAAGCATCAGGGCCGCTTGGAATTGCCACTACTGTTTTATCAATGCCAACTTCAGCAGGAGAAATTGCAGAATCGGTAGGGATTATGCCAGCAGGTGAAGGCTCTGATTATGTACCGTTGTCAGGCGAGATGTTCGTAGATCAATTCAGGAATCCTCTGCTTGACTGAACTCAAAGTAGAGCTACTACCGTGGCAACAAGAAGTATTCGATAGCCCTGTACGTTTCAAGATTGTTGCGGCAGGACGTCGTACTGGTAAGTCTCGTTTGGCGGCTTGGATGTTAATTATTAACGCCCTACAAACTGAACGAGGGCATGTATTTTACGTAGCACCTACGCAGGGACAGGCTAGGGATATTATGTGGAATACGCTATTAGAGCTTGGTAATCCTGTTGTGACGTCATCTCACGTCAACAACATGCAAATAAAGCTCATTAACGGTGCCACGATTAGTTTAAAAGGTGCTGACCGACCGGAGACAATGCGAGGAGTGTCCTTGAAGTTTCTGGTGCTTGATGAATATGCGGATATGAAGCCTAGTGTGTGGGAAACCGTACTGAGGCCTGCGTTGGCTGACCAAAAAGGACATGCAATGTTTATTGGTACGCCGTTGGGTCGTAATCATTTTTACGAGTTGTACAAGTACGGTGAATTATCGGATGATCCCACCTACCAAGCATGGCACTTTACGTCATACGATAATCCGTTGCTTGACCCGGAAGAAATTAACATTGCTAAAAAGTCGATGTCTTCGTATGCCTTCCGTCAAGAATTTATGGCATCGTTTGAAGCACTCGGCTCAGAAATCTTCAAAGAAGACTGGATTAAATTTGTCGACGAAGAGCCGGATGACGGCGATTATTATATTGCTGTTGATTTAGCAGGCTTTGCAGACGTAGCTTCCAATGCAACAGGTAAGGGTAAAAAGTTAGACAGAACAGCAATTGCTATCGTTAAGGCCAATACGGAGGGCTGGTACGTTGCTGATTTAATCTACGGACGTTGGGACATTAAAAAGACTGCTAGAAAGATTTTTGAAGCTGTAGCGGCCTATGAACCAATTGCAGTGGGTATTGAAAAAGGTGCATTACGTAATGCTGTCTTGCCCTATCTCACTGATATGATGAAATCAAACCAGAAGTTCTTTAGAGTGGAAGAACTCACGCATGGTAATAAAAAGAAAACAGATCGTATTGTTTGGGCTTTACAAGGACGTTTTGAGCATGGACAAATAACGATGAAAGAAGGGGATTGGACGCCAGAGTTTTTAGATGAGCTGTTCCAATTTCCAAATCCGCTTGTACATGACGACTTGGTTGACGCCTTAGCATATGTTGACCAATTGGCAAAGGTTTCTTACTACGTCGATTTTGACGAAGAAGAATTTGAGTATTTAGATCCAATCGCAGGGTATTAACATGGACTATGAAAATCGTACCAATATCTTATCAGGGTTAGAAAATTGGGTTATTGGCAAGTGTGACCAATGGCGTGACCATTTTGAAGCCAACTACGAGCAAAAGTTTGACGAGTATTACAGACTGTGGAGAGGTATCTGGGATAGTAGTGATAGTATGCGAGCTTCAGAACGCTCTAAAATTATCAGTCCAGCACTTCAACAAGCTGTCGAGTCTGCCGTCGCAGAAGTTGAAGAGGCGACATTTGGTCGTGGAAAGTGGTTTGATATTAAGGACGACTTAGGCGATCAAAATCCAATTGACATTCAAAGTTTACGTAATCAATTAGACGAAGATTTCCAACGCACACAAATTCGTAAAGCTGTTGCCGAATGTATCCTAAACTCTGCGATTTTTGGTACAGGTATGGGCGAAATTGTTCTGGAAGAAAAAACAGAAATGCGTCCAGCAACACAGCCTGTGATGGACGGTGCAATGCTGTCATATGGTGTAATGGAAACAGATCGGTATGTTGTTAAGCTACGTCCTATCCTGCCACAAAACTTTTTAATTGACCCTGTAGCGACTTCTGTAGAAGAAGCACTAGGTGTTGCAATCGATGAGTTTGTACCAAAGCACCTTGTTGAGCAGGGTGTAGAATCAGGTATCTATCGTCAAGTCGAACTAGAGTCTACATATTCTGACACCAACTTGGAAGCCGATAAAGAAATTACAATGTATGACGACGATAAAGTACGTCTAACAAAGTATTATGGATTGGTTCCATCTGACTTATATTTCGATGCAATTACAGAAGGGTTGGAAGAAGACGAACTGGAAGAGCTAGACCGGCCAACAACACAATACATTGAAGCGATTGTTGTAATTGCTAACGGTGGTCAACTTTTAAAAGTAGAAGAAAATCCTTACATGATGAAAGATCGCCCTGTTGTTGCATTCCCTTGGGATGTTGTACCGGGTAGATTTTGGGGACGTGGTATTTGTGAAAAAGGCTACAACGCACAGAAAGCTCTTGATACAGAACTTCGGGCTCGTATTGATGCCTTGGCACTCACTGTACATCCTATGCTTGCTGTGGACGCCTCACGGCTTCCTAGAGGCACTCGCATGGAGATTCGTCCGGGTAAAACAATTCTTACTAATGGCAACCCTGCAGAAATCTTACAACCGTTTAAATTTGGTAATTTAGACCAAAATACGTTTACACAGGCATCTGCATTACAATCGATGGTACAGATGGCTACGGGAGCGATTGACGCCGCAGGTCTTCCGGGATCAGTGAATGGCGACGCCACAGCCGCTGGTATTTCAATGTCTCTTGGCGCAATTATTAAACGACATAAACGTACATTGATTAATTTCCAAGAGTCGTTCTTGCTTCCGTTTGTACAAAAAGCCGCATATCGTTATATGCAGTTTGATCCAGAGCTGTACCCTGTACAAGACTACAAGTTTGTAGCATCAAGCTCCTTGGGTATTATTGCTCCTGAATATGAGGTGACACAGCTTGTACAGCTTCTGCAAACAATGTCACCAGACAGTCCGATGTATCCGTTGCTAATTCAAAGCATTGTAGAGAACATGAACCTTGCCAACCGTGAGGAAATCATTGCAGGACTTGAGCAGGCTAACCAGCCAAATCCTGAAGAGGCTCAGATGGCAATGCAAGCACAGCAAATGCAGATGGCTGTTCAGCAAGCACAAATGCAAGTGTACGAAGCGCAATCTGCTGAGTCTATGGCACGAGCTAGAAAGCTGGCGACAGAAACGCAGTTTGTTCCTTATGAAAATGAAACTGATCGTCTAAAGGTACTCACTACCAATCTTGAGCCGGGTGACCAAGACGAAAAAGAATTTGAGAAACGAGTAAAACTCGCTGAGTTGCTCCTCAAAGAACGAGCCATCGCATCTGATGAGCGCATTGTAACTAAACAAATGAGGGAGAATAATCAATGATTACCCAAGCAGACATGAATAAAGTGTTAAAACAACTCAATGAGGTGCTTGAAACAATTGACAAGCGCATTACTGATTTAGAGCAAAAATCTAACAAGCCTAGTGCGACGGACAAGAAGAAACCAGCTGTCCAGTCTTGACTTTTGGCATGATTTATGCTAGAATATATTATATAACAACGCACCATTAAGGAGAATGTGTTGACCTTAGAAGATGAAAAATACTACGAAGCCTACTTCGACCTGTTTGTTCAACCGGGTTGGAAACAGCTCACACAAGAACTAAATGAAATACTTTCCTCTTATAGAATTGAAGACATTGAGGATGGAAGTACATTGGCTCGTGTGAAAGGCGAACGTAGTATGTTATTTCGTTTGACTAATTTTGAAAATGCTTTGAAAGAAGCATACGATTCTATTTTGGAGTCTGAACGTGCTGAAACGCTTTGACTTCAAATGTACAGAATGTAACCACGTTGAAGAGCAGTGGGTGGACTCGGAAGAGAAATTAACCACTTGCTATGAATGTGGACATACCGCCGTGAGGATAATCTCTCCGATCCGATCACATTACAAAGGTACGGGCTGGCCCGATGCCGATGACAAGTGGGCTAAGGATCACGAAAGAGCCGCACGTAAATAATCACTTCCATAATGCTAGTATAGCACGGAGTACAATATGGCAACATTTATTGAGCGTTCTGAAGAGGACGAAAACGAAGAGTACGCAACTCTTGAACAGCCTGAAGAGACTGTAGAAGAAACTTCCCAACCTGAAGAGGCAACTGAGGAAGTTGATGCATTACCAGAGAAGTATCGGAACAAAGACATTAAAGACATTGTTCAGATGCATCAAGAAGCTGAAAAGCTATTAGGTAAGCAGTCGTCTGAAGTCGGTGAGTTGAGGAAAATCGTTGATGATTTCGTCAAGACTCAAACACAACTCGGTACACAACAACAAAGCCCACAGGCACAAGAAGAATCTATTGACTTCTTCTACGATCCAGAGGCCGCTATCAATCAGGCGATTGAAAAGCACCCGAAGGTTAAAGAGGCTGAGCAGTATACACAACAATATCGTCAGTCGACAATATTGAACCAACTGCAGGCTAAACATCCAGACTACGCAGAAATTGTTCAAAACGAAGAGTTTGCCAACTGGATTAAATCTTCAAAGGTACGCACAGAACTGTATGTTCGGGCGGATAAGCACTTTGACTTTGACAGTGCTGATGAGCTACTGACTCTTTGGAAAGAGCGTCAACAAGCTGTATCAAACACTGAAACAATGCAAAAGGCAGACCGTCAGCGTCAAGCAAAAGCCGCCTCAACAGGTAGTGCTAAAGGATCGGGTGAAGCACCAAGTCGTAAGATTTATCGTCGTGCCGACATTATTGAACTCATGCAAAAAGACCCGAAGCGTTATAATGCAATGTCTGATGAGATTATGCAAGCATACGCAGAAGGTCGTGTTAAATAGCGTTAAGGAGCTAAAACATGGCACTTGGTACTAACCATGTCACCAATACAACTGGTGCAACTTTCATCCCAGAAATCTGGTCTGATGAAATCGTAGCGGCATATGAGAAGTCTCTCGTTCTTGCCAATCTTGTAAACCGTATGCCAATGACAGGCAAGAAGGGTGACACACTACACATCCCTAAGCCTACTCGTGGCGATGCATC